TGTCGCCCTCTATGCGAGCCATGATGACAGCTGGCCCAGCCCTAGATCGTGACAACACAGCTGGGTATAACTGCAGCTATCTACCCGTAGATGACCCTAAGTCCTTCGATGAGGCTATGTTCATCTTGTTGTGTGGTACTGGTGTTGGCTTTAGTGTCGAGAGGCAGTTCGTTCAGAAGCTCCCTGAAGTCCCTGAGTTGTTCGACAGTGAGACAGTCATCGTTGTCAAAGACAGTAAGGAAGGTTGGGCTAAAGCATTCCGTCAAGTTCTTGCTCTCCTATGGGCTGGTGAGATACCTAAGTGGGATGTGTCTCGTGTACGTCCAGCTGGTGCCAAGCTAAAAGTATTCGGTGGACGAGCATCTGGACCTGCACCTCTTGTGGATCTATTTAACTTTGTTGTCAAGGTATTCAAGGATGCCCAAGGGCGTAAGTTGTCCTCTATCGAATGCCATGACATCATGTGTAAGATTGGTGAGGTTGTAGTTGTAGGTGGTGTACGCCGCAGTGCTATGATTAGTTTATCTAACTTGTCAGATGATCGTATGCGTCATGCTAAGTCAGGCAAGTGGTGGGAGAACGAACCTCAACGTGCCTTAGCTAATAACTCAGTAGCCTACACAGAGAAGCCAGATGCTACTTCATTCATGCGTGAATGGATGGCCTTAGTGGAATCAGGAAGTGGTGAACGAGGCGTATTCAATCGTCAGGCAAGTAAGAAACAAGCAGCTAAATACGGAAGACGGGATGACAACTATGAGTTCGGGACTAATCCTTGTAGTGAAATCATCCTTCGTCCGTATCAGTTCTGTAATCTTACGGAAGTTGTGGTCAGGGCTACAGATAGTATTGAAGATCTTGAACGTAAGGTTAAGTATGCAACTATCCTTGGAACAATACAATCGTCACTTACAAAATTTCCCTACCTCAGAAAGATCTGGAAGACAAACACAGAAGAAGAAAGACTTCTAGGTGTATCATTGACAGGCATCATGGACAACCCATTGATGACATCTAAGAATAAAGGATTGGAGAAAACTCTTGACCACCTACGTGAAGTTGCTGTTAGTACCAATTCTACTTGGGCTGGTCTCCTTGGCATTCCTAAATCAACATCTATTACTTGCGTCAAGCCAAGTGGAACGGTGTCACAACTTGTCGATAGTGCCTCTGGAATCCATGCCAGACATTCAGACTACTACATTAGAACCGTTAGGGGGGACAACAAAGATCCGTTGACACAGTTCATGAAGGACCAGAAGATCCCTAGTGAGCCTTGTGTGATTAAACCTGATGGTACAACTGTGTTTAGTTTCCCTATCATGTCACCTAAGGGATCAGTAGTTACTTCAGATATGTCAGCCATTGAACAACTAGAGACATGGCTTACCTATCAACGTCACTGGTGTGAACACAAGCCATCTGTCACTATCAATGTCAAGAAAGATGAATGGTTCGAGGTAGGAGCATTTGTATATAAACACTTCGATGAGATGTCAGGTGTGTCATTTTTACCATACAACGAACATACTTATCAGCAAGCACCATATCAGGAGATTGACAAGGACCAGTATAATATGTTATTAAGTGAGATGCCAGATGAGATAGATTGGTCTAAGTTATCTGAGTATGAGAAGGAAGATAACACCGTAGCTATGCAGACAATGGCTTGCTCAGGTGATGTTTGTGAAATTGTAGACTTAACATAAAGGAGAAAAACTATGACAGGTTTAGAGGTATATGCCCTTATTATTACTGTAGTAGCTGCACTTGAAATCTTTGTAGCATGATCAAACGCCCATTCAACAAAGCCTTGTATGAAGCTTATGATGCTAAGGCTAAAGAAACTCTGGTGTCCCTTCTCGAAAGGAAGGGGCATACAGTTGTCAACACAAAAGAAAACTACGATGCTGATGTGGTGACACAGAAAGATGACTATACATACTTCAACGAGGCTGAGGTTAAGGTAGCATGGAAAGAAGATTGGCCTACCACTTGGGCTGAGATACGTATCCCTGAACGTAAGGGTAGATTAGTCAAGAAGTACCAGAAACAGAATGGTGTCTTGAACTTCTACATCTTTCGTAATGACATGAAACAAGCATGGAGAATTAAGGATACACTACTGACTGAGGAAAGCCTGAAGGAAGCTAAGGGTAGATACATTGTTAAAGGTGAGAAGTTCTTTCATATTCCCTATACTGAAGCTGAGTTAATAAACATCTAATGGTACAACAAGAACCTAAACGTACTCGTCGTAAGACTAACTATAAAGGGGCGGCTCAGAAACAAACCTCTGGGCTGCTTCCTCGTACACCTAAACAGAAAGAGTTTATAGATGCACTTAAGAAATATAGTCAGGTCTTTGTCCTTGGTCCTGCAGGGACTGGTAAGACGTATGTTACTGCGACTTTTGCTTCCGACCTCTACACGAAAAAAGAAATCGATAAAATCGTCATCACAAGACCTCACGTTGCCGTAGGTAAAGAGCTAGGTTTCCTCAAAGGTGACTTAACTGAGAAGACTATGCCTTGGGCATTACCCGTATTAGATGTATTGGAGAAGCACCTTGGAAAAGGGGCAGTTGAAACAGCAATCAAGAATGGCAACATTGAAATGGCACCTCTTGCTCTTATGCGGGGCCGTAGCTTCGATGATGCTTTTATAATTGTAGACGAGACACAGAACATAACAACACATGAACTTAAAATGTTGTTGACAAGGGTGGGAGAAAATAGTACAATCGTCCTCAATGGTGATGTACAACAGTCAGACTTGAAGGAAGCTGATGGTCTATCTAAAGTTATTCACCTAGCTAAGAAACATATGTTACCTGTCCCTATTATCGAGTTTGGTGTAGAAGACATTGTCAGATCAGACATATGTGCTCAATGGGTAAAAGTATTTATGAAGGAGAACCTATGACAGATCCTGTAAATAAACCGTTACACTACGGTGATGGACAGATAGAATGTATAGACTATATGAAGGACAACATGGATACGATGATGTTCTTGGGGTACTTGGAAGGCAATACTAAGAAGTATCTCCATCGTTACAGGTATAAGGGAAAGCCTGTTGAGGACTTGAAGAAAGCACAATGGTACTTAAATAAACTTATACTTGAAATGCAAGGAGAAATCTAATGATAGCAGCTTTAGTATTAGCTTGTTATGCAGAAAATAATGTCTGCAAAACTTTTACTGGACCAAACATGTACAAAACAGAAGAGGCTTGTCAGGAAAGCATAGGTGTCGGTATAAAACTTATAGAAGAAAGGGGTTGGTTTGTTGTTGACTATGCCTGTTATGACTGGGGTCAGTCTACATAAAAAAAAGAGGAGCTTAACGGCTCCCCTTCCTTTTCTTTCCTGATGCTGTTGTGGACCAAGATACTCTCTTCGGTCCTTTCTTTTTGGCAGCTTCCCTTTTACTGATGCTACTTGCTACCGCCTTGGGTCTGCAAGCAGGGTAAGCTCTCTTCTCACCCTTGGATCTGCCACAGGGTTTACCTGTCTTGACATCGATCCATTCCTCACTGAACCATTTACCTAGACCACCCTTAGCCATTATTTCTTCTTCTTTTTCTGACGAATTTTCTTTAGGTCAGCTGATGTAATCTTCTTACGAGGTACAGCAACTGCAGCTAGACGTTTTTGTTTAGGTGTATATTTTTCATAAGGCATTATGTTTTCCTCACTCTGTTGTCTTTGCCTCTCCAACCACCACCCTTTTCCTTGTACCACTTGGATGCCCAAGCATTAGCATAAGCTGATGGGTAGACTTTGAACTTCTTACGTGCTGCTTGCTTTGCACGATTCCATAACGCAGGGTTAGTTGGTTTAGGACTTGACATAGTTTTTCCTTTATAGTCTGCCGTAGTAAAAGAGAAGAAAGAATAAAGCAAAGCCAAAGGTGAATAGAACAATAAGAGTGACACCACCCCATAGAAGAATTATTCTCCCAAAGTTCTGCTCTCTTCTTCCTTTTGTCCTCTGCTTCCTTTTTCTTTCTAACTCGTATTTCTTTTCTTAAGGCTACCAATTCTTGCCACCCTGAGTATCCCCTAGTGGCTATGATAATCTCCCTTAAATTATTCTCTAAATCTTCGGCCTTCTTACGGTTGACATACGTGTCTAAAGCTTCTTCATTTGCATTAGCAAATATACTACTTCTTTTCTTGTCATGATTATCTTTGGCCTGATCGATAGCTTCAAACAAACTACCTATGTCTTTAGCTAAAGAGGTTATCTCCTTACCAGCTGACACACCAGCCTTGATAGCTGAGAAACTAGCCATAGCTATAGTAATGGGGTCCATCTTAACCTACCTTAGGCAATGACAAAGTTTACAATCTGACCATTTGGTTGTCTAAGCTTAGTGTAGTCAGGCCCATAAGCATAGGGTTTATTCATCTCTATCTGCCTGACTATCTCTGCAGGACTGATCTCTTTTCTTTTCTTCTTCAAGGGTTCTTCACCCCTGCCATTCTCAAAGACTACATTGGTATGCGTTTGGAATGGCATACTAGGTAGAGGAAAGTGAGATATAAGGGTGTCACCTACCATTGCTTACATGACCAGTATCTAGCTGTAAACTTATCCTTGGCTGTGTCACACTTATGTCTAGCCCTGAAGCTCTTACGTCTAGCTGGTATATTCTTTTTGATCTTCATATTAGGATCACCAAAACGAATAACTTTTTCTTTACCATCCTTACAGGCTTTAACAACAAACTTCTTAGGGCCACCTGAGGTTCTCTGAACCTTGTTGCACTTCATCTTTGATTTGTCTATTTTAGCCACGGTATCGCCCCAATGTTATTGTCTTAAGGAAACCTCTCCAGATTTCTTGAGGACTAGGAAGCATCCAGCCTAAGATAAGAAGTATGATTACCCATGTTGGTATGTCTTGGTTTAAAACTTTGATAGATTCTATAGGACCATTTGAGCTAACCTGAGAGTTATCTACAGATACATTTTCCCCTGTTATGTCAGAACTCTGGTCAATGACAGACTGGTTATTTTCCTTACCTGCTTGAACATTAGCAGCTACGTTAGGACCACCACCACCTAGGAGTGACAAAGGACTTAGGCAACCACCAAGGAAGAGCACAAGTGCAAGGGCTATAAATAGTCTCATGGTGTAGCCTGTTGCTGTATATAGTTGTTTCTTTCTTGCTCTAAAGCTTGTCTAGTCTGAGCTACAGTATGGAGTGCTCGATTTCCACTTTTATAATAACTGTTTCCTTCAGGAATATTTATTACCCTTTCTTCGGCAGTACCTGCGTTTAGTGTTTTTGTAGTATTTGGGGGTACAGGTACAGATGCAAATTGTTTAGCTAAAGACAAAACAGCTTGATCAACTGTAACATTACTTTTACCTTGTATGTAGTCTCTTACAGTAGGTCTATCCGAACCTATTAAAAATTTCAATGCCACTCTATCTTGAAATGAAGGGGTAAAGACTTCATCACTTTTCACGGCCCCACTTCTTACGGCTGACCACAGAGTTTTAGGTATAATTTGATAAGCACCTACGGCAAAAAATTCCCTATCTCTTTGGTACTGCTCTAGCTCAGGATTTAATGCTAATAATTCATCTTTAGTAAGACCTGTCGTGCCTACTTGAGCATTCATGATTTCATTAACAGTCATTTCCGTTAAAGGTTTATTATAAGTATCAGAATAATAAGATTGACTTACACTGAATTTATCAGCTAAAGTGCTAGTGCCATTATTAGCTGCACCGTAGCCTCCTTCACCTTCACTTATAAACTTAAGAAGATTGTTTTCTGGCTCCTTGACCTTTTCTAAACCTGTTTCAGCTAATTTAAGTCTTGTTTGCTCATCAGCTGCATTACCTGTTACAGGAAAATTATTCAGGTATTGAAATGTTTTAATAGCATTTGTTGTCTCTGACTTTGCACCTGCAAGACCATCGACAGCTTTTGTATAATACCCAAGATCCTTTAACCTTTGCTGAACCCCTCTCAAACTTGCAATAGGTTCAAGGGGTGCTTCTGGTTGAGTAGTTGTGTCTGGTGCGGGTGAGGGCTGTTGTGTAGCTTGCTGCATTGGTTCTTCTGAAGGAGCTTCACTTACAACTGAAGGTTCTTCTGTAACCTGAACACCTTGTACTAATGCAGGTGCCTCAGTTGGAACAGAAGGTTCTTGGACAGGTTGAGTAGAAGGCAATGCTTCAGGTGTGACAGAAGGTTGTTGTATTGTAGGGGGTGTTCTAAAAACTTGAGGACCAAGAATCTTACGAAGGTTTTCCATAACTTCTTGAGGATTTCTTAGGGATTGTGTAACACCCATCGCCTCTTGAATAGCTGCCATTTTTTGAGCATCCTCACGGGCAATCTGACCTAAGTCTTGTTGGACTTCTTCCATCTGCTCC